GGCATATTCAGATACATACGGTCAGATTTATTCAGTACAGACGGTCATAGACCACGCTGCACGCCGCTGTGGCAAGCTTGCTGAAGAACTGACTAGCGAGCAATTGCTAACGGCCAGAGAGTCGTTAGGCTTCGTTCTGACCAATCTAATCAATATTGGCATCCAGTATTGGGCGATTAAGAAGGAGGTCATTGGCCTCACGCCCAACAAATACATTTACACCTTGCCTGTTGGCGCTAACGACGCCTTAAATGTGCTCTACCGCACCATGCAGCGGCCTACTGGAAGCTACTCTTCTAGCGCTGGTGGCAACGCAGCCTACGCAGGGGATAGCGATGTCGATACTTACTGCTTGCAGACAAGTACGAATGGCAATATATCGATCAATTTTGGCACCAGTAACCCAATTTATGCTGGGTCGATCGGCCTTCTCCCCTATGTTTCTGGTGGTGGAAGTGCCACCTGGACGCTTACCCTTGAGTATTCCACTGATAACACCACTTGGAATACCCTCGAAGACCTCGGAGAGGTTGTCGTAACCGATAAGCAGTGGCTCTGGTATGACATCGACCCAGGCCAGAGCGTGCAATATTACCGGGTTAGAGCCTCTGCAGGCACGACACTGGCTTTGCGTGAGTTTTATGTGGGCAATATGTCGCGTGAAATCCAAATGGCGCGGCTAAATCGTGACGATTACACCAATCTGCCCAATAAAAACTTCACAGCCAACCAGCCTTACCAGTTTTGGTTCAATCGGACGGTCCCACAGCCAGAAATCTACCTTTGGCCGGTGCCAAACGAGTGGTATGTGCAGATGACTGTCTGGTATTCCAAGCAAATCATGGATGTAGGCGACTTATCTGATGAACTACAGATCCCGCAGCGCTGGTATATGGCCGTTGTCGGCATGCTAGCGCATCAATTAAGCATGGAATTGCCTCAAGTGCCCCTTGATCGCGTCAGATACCTTGAGGACCAGGCTGGTAAATACTTGGCGCTTGCAGAAGCAGAAGAGCGTGATAAGAGTCCGATCTACTTTGCGGTCAACATCAATCCATATACGAGTTGAAGATGACTTTGCTAGCCGGATTTCACAAGCATCACATTATTCCTCGTTATAAGGGCGGATCAGATGCGCCAGATAACTTAGTCCTTTTGCATCCAATTGATCATGCGATAGCTCATCTGGTTAGGTTCAAAATTTACGGCAATCCGGCTGATGGCTGGGCATATAATCGATTGGCTAACGGCTTAAAAGAAGACTTGATTCCAAACCGCAAAGGCATTCCCAAGCCTTATATGCGAAAGCCTAAGTCTGAAGAAACAAAATCTAAAATGTCTTTAGCCGCAAAAGGCAAGAAAAAGTCGCCTGAGGCGGTAGAAAAAATGCGCAAGGCGTTGACTGGTAAAAAAGCTACGGGCAAGTCTTTGGAAGCATTGCATGCACATCGGCACTTGGCTTGGAGCGCTGAGGCGCAAGCTAAAAAGTCTGCAAAAACCAAAGGTGTTCCTCGCCCGTATGCTAAAAATTCTAAGCCCCCATCAGTTGAGGCTTGTGCTTCTGGCGGGAGGGCTAATAAAGGCCGTAAGCAGACGCCAGAGCAAATTGCAAAGCGCGTTGCTTCCCGCCGCGCCACGCTTGCCGCTCAGGGCAGGACATCGTAATGCCACTCTTTCTTGACACCGAGGGCTACTCAGACATCGCAATTGGCATTTGCGATCGCTGCCGTATGAAGCGCCCGCATGCAACCCTTGGCCCAGACATTAACTTCCCTGGCCTAATGGTATGCGAAGAGAATTGTCGAGATCAAAAGGACCCTTATCGACTGCCAGCAAGAAAGACTGAGCGGATCAATTTGCGCTTCCCGCGGCCTGATGTATCGGTGGCTGCAGAGCAAAATAACCTAGTGTTAAATGATCAGCAAAGTATAATTCTCTCAACTGAGGGCAATACCAATCTCATCGAAAATGATGGCAACCTCGATGGAATAGCGATAACACCATAATGGCCAATCAAACGATCAGTCAGCTTCCTACCGCCCAGGCCCTCACAGGAACTGAGCTTGTACCTATCGTACAGAATGGCGGTACAGTCCAGACAACCACGGGTGCTATCTCTGCCATTTCAGGCGGTGGCGGTGGCAGTGGTGTCTCTGGATACTCAGGCTTCTCCGGCTTTTCAGGGTTTTCTGGCGACAACCCTGGCTCGAGCGGCTTTTCCGGTATCAGCGGTTACTCTGGCCTTTCTGGCTATTCAGGATCTGGTATCTCAGGATATTCAGGCTCCGGCATATCAGGATTCTCGGGTTATTCCGGCCTTGGCTTGTCAGGCTACTCAGGATTTTCTGGACTGTCAGGCTTTTCTGGGTTGTCGGGCTTTTCAGGCTTATCAGGCTACTCAGGATCAGGAATCTCTGGCTATTCTGGGTCTGGCATATCTGGCTACTCGGGCTTTTCAGGTCTCGGATTATCAGGGTTCTCAGGCACAAGCGGATTCTCTGGCTTCTCAGGATTATCTGGATTCTCAGGCATCTCGGGTTACTCGGGATCTGGCATCTCAGGCTACTCGGGTTCAGGCATATCGGGATTCTCTGGATTCTCAGGTCTAGGTCTCTCGGGATTTTCAGGGCTGAGTGGATTTTCTGGTGGCTCAGGGTTTTCTGGCTTATCGGGATTCTCAGGTCTTTCAGGTTTCTCAGGCGCTGGCTCTGCGATTACTGTTTCTGATGAAGGCATTCCACTTACCACCAACGTACAGTCATTTGATTTTGTTGGCGCGGGTGTCACTGCTACCGCGGTAGGTAATGCAGTCACTGTCACGATCTCTGGTGGAGGTGGTGGCGGAACTTCTGGCTACTCAGGATATTCAGGCTTCTCGGGATTCTCTGGCATCTCTGGCTTTTCCGGTATATCAGGATTTTCTGGCATCAGTGGCTATTCTGGTTCTGGTATCTCTGGCTTCAGTGGGACCTCGGGTTTCAGTGGCGTTTCAGGTTTTAGCGGAATCTCTGGCTTCAGCGGTTTCTCAGGCATTAGCGGATTCTCTGGGATTAGCGGTTTCTCTGGAACCTCTGGTTTTTCAGGAACCAGCGGTTTCTCGGGTATTAGCGGCTACTCTGGCTCAGGTATATCTGGCTTCTCTGGGATCTCTGGATTTAGCGGCTTTTCAGGGATCAGCGGATTTTCTGGCATCAGCGGATTCTCTGGCTTAAGTGGCTTCTCAGGCATTAGCGGCTTTTCTGGCTTCTCTGGCATCAGCGGCTTCTCAGGACTTAGCGGGTTCTCAGGGATTAGCGGATTTTCGGGTTTCTCCGGTATTTCAGGTTTTTCAGGTATCTCGGGCTTTTCTGGGGCAGGAACCTCGGGATTCTCAGGATTCTCTGGCATCTCCGGGTTTTCTGGCTTTTCAGGAATCTCTGGCTTCTCGGGTGCCGGCACTAATATTTCCGTATCTGATGAAGGCTCACTATTAACGTCTGGCGTTACGTCTTTTGACTTTGTTGGCTCTGGCGTAACGGCAACCGCAGTAGGAACTGCTGTTACGGTAACGATCAGTGGTGGAGGCGGTGGAGGCGGTACGGGTTACGCCACTTATACCTATACCGGAGACGGCTCTACGACGACCTTTGCAGTAACGAGCGGCATTACGGTTGATAACGTCCTCGTGATGGAAAATGGTGTCGTACAAGAGCCTACGCAGGACTATACCGTCTCTGGCTCTAATGTCGTTTTTACGACTGCACCTGCTAGCGGGGTTGAGATTCAGATCCGCGTACTCGGCGGCGGTGGCGGTGGATCTGGTGTTATTGCAGAGAATCAGCAGACGATTTCAAGCAATTATTCGGTAACTTCGGCATATAACGGCATGAGCGTTGGCCCTGTCACGATCAACACAGGGGTTGCTGTAACGGTAGGAACAGACCAGCGTTGGTTAATTTTTGGTTAAGGATTTGACATGAGCAATCTTAAAGTTCAGGGTAATGCTTCTGGCGCTGGCACACAGACATTACAAAGTGCGAATACATCAAGCAGTGTTACTGCGACTTTGCCGGACTTGGCTAGTAATTTTTCGTTAGGATTTTTAAATACGCCGATTAGTTCAACAACAACAAACATAGCTATCACCGATGTTGGAAAGGTAATTTCATTGTCAGCCGGTATTACTGTTCCTTCGGGGGCTGGTTTTACCGCTGGTGACATTGTTTCCCTTTATAACAACACCACAGGCAATCTCACCATCACTTGCTCTGCGGTAACAGCCAAATTAGCCGGAAGCAATAATACGGTGACCTCAGCGACTTTAGCCACTCGCGGCGTTGCTACGGTTTTATTTATTGATGCTTCAAACATTGTAATCACCGGAAACGTGAGCTAACTATGGCAGGCATTCTTAACCTGATTCTCGGTGCCGTCCAAAACTCATTTCTTGGTGAATATTTAGTCGTCGCCGGAGGAGGCGGAGGTGGAGGCACTGCGTCCGGAGGCGGCGGCGCTGGCGGATACCTTACGCAAGCTAACTTCACTCTAAATTTGAATACAGCCTATCCATTGACTGTAGGTGGCCCAGGTGCCGGTGGTGCTGGTGGTCCTGCGCCCCCTGAGGCAACAAATGGTTCAATTTCTGTATTTGCATCAATCACTGCCACTGGCGGCGGACGAGGAGGTGGTTATGACGGCGGTTGGTACGCCGCTAATACTGGAGGCTCAGGAGGCGGCGGGGCTTATGCCGTCGTCCCAAATGGTATTGCTGGCACAGCAGGACAAGGAAACGCTGGCGGCAATGGGCAGCAATTTCCTGCTAATGCTGGTGGCGGTGGGGGCGGTTCTGGAGGTGCTGGCGCTAATGCAAGTAGTGCTGGTGGCAACGGAGGTGTTGGCACATTAAATTCTATATCTGGGTCTGGCTTGTTTTATGCTGCTGGTGGCGGTGGTGGTGCGTACAACTATCCGGCAGGGTCTGGTGGATCTTCAATTGGCGGAAATGGCGGCTCAAATGCTGTTGGATCTAACGCGTCTCCAGCAAACCGTGGCAGCGGTGGGGGCGGCGGTGGAGAACCTGCTAATGCTGGAGGAAATGGCAGCTCCGGTGTTGTGATTCTTAAAATTCCTTCAACACGCACTGCTACGTTCTCAGCCGGTGTCACTTCTTCGCTCAACACTGGCGTTGCAGGATTCAAAATCTACACAATCACAGCAGCCGGTGTTTCGGACACCGTGACTTTTAGTTGAGGTTCAGCATGGCTCACTATGCAATGCTTGATGAAAACAACGTCGTCGTTCAAGTCATCGTTGGCAAGAACGAAGATGAGCTTTGGAACAACCAGCCGATGGACTGGGAATCTTATTATGGTGGAAAGCGCACTAGCTACAACACCAAGGGCGGCATCCATTATCAGGGCGACAACATCACACCTTCTGCGGATCAGTCAAAGGCGTTTCGTAAAAACTACGCAGGCATTGGCTATACCTACGACCCCGTTCGTGACGCGTTTATCCCGCCGCGTCCAACACCAGACGCTGTACTTGATGAAGCAACTTGTCAGTGGATAATGCCTGTGGT